TTTCAGACTTGGGGTTCTCGATGGCAGCACGGACAACGGAGAACGCTCCCCACTGAGTTTTTCCGCTGCGATTCCCACCTAGTGCCAAGATCTCGTTGACCTCAAACAGCTGCTCTTCAGCCTTGCTCCAGTGCGGAAGGCGGAACCCATAGTGGTATGGAAGGTGAAGAAGAGATCTTTGAACGCTTAATTGACCCTCGCCTTGGTGCGGCAAAGTATCAAGTGCAAGATGGTTCGTCTTCGATTATTGAGGATCTAAGTGAATCTGGAATGGTTTGCATTCCTGCCCCCGGACTTGATATTGACGACGGTCTTCAGGCATTGATCGGAAAAATGTCATGGGATACTAGTAAGCCGCTGGACTCAGTCAATCGTCCCAAATTCTATGTCAGTTCCGACTGCGAGAACATTATTCAGGCGTTATCAGAATACACTGGTGAAGGTGGACTGAAGGAGGCGTGGAAAGATCCAATTGACGTTTGCCGCTACGCAGCAATTGCCAATCTCGATCACGTTGACAATAGCCAATCATTTGTTACAACTCACGGGTCTGGAGGATACTGATTATGGAAACTGAGCCTAAACCATTAACCGCAAAGGGCTTTGTCATAGACATTCTAAAAGAAGCCTATTTCCGAAGACTTAAAGACGAGAAACTTGGAAGCACCAAAAGAATCACCGAAGAACTAGACATTTTACAATCAGTAATTAAAGACTTTCAACGAAAACTTCCAAATGAAGCAAGCACCAACTAAAAAAGCAGCCAAACGAGGTCGTCCCGCAAAGAAGACGATCACCATTGATGAGTCTCCATGCAGCCTTGATAACCTTATCGAGCAACAAATTGATGAGGATTTCATCGTTATGCGTGTTTGCAACAATCCAAGTTGGGTCATTGTCCGCATGGATGGGATGGCCGTTCCTGTAAAATGCTCATCCCGCTTATCAAACAAACTTGTTGGCAAACGCATTAAAGTGTGCCTAGTATCTGCCGACCCCGAGGATTATTACGAATACGCATCATGATCGAATTACTAGAACTAGAGGACGAGTCGCTTATTTACGCAGACAAAGAGCCGGATGTTAACGCTTTGACTGATGCGTATGATACATGCCTCATTGATCTTGAATACTATTTCGAGTCATGCTTGAGGTCTTACAATGACCGTCGCAATATCTGGGATGGCAAGTCTGACGATCTCCGCAAGAATGGGGCAAATGCGTTTCCGTGGCAAGGGGCTTCTGACCAAGAGGTTAACGTGGTTGGCGAGCGGATTGACATGTATGTGTCTCTGTTCGATCAAGCACTTCAGCGCAGTCATATCAAGGCGTTTCCAACGTCAATGGCTTCAATGCCACGAGCCTCTATGGTGTCGGCATTCCTTAAATGGATGCGATCCACGTATATTCCTGACTTCAAAAACCAAATGGAGTTGGGTGCGAACTATTTGCTAGAGAAGGGGATTATGGTATCCTATGTTGGATGGAAACGAGAAAAAAGAACATATCTGCAACAAGTCACCATCGACCAGATTGCCCAACAATCCCCTGATCTAGCGAACCTTATTATTGACGGAAACGATGACGAGATGCTTCTTGGATTGATCCAGCAAGCGTTTCCAGACCTGTCGAGCAAACGCGCTAAGAAAGCGATCCGTGACATGCGGAAGACTGGGATGGCTGAAATCCCGCTTCCTCGCCAAACCGTTGATTGCCCAATTGTTTATTCGTGCGCCCCGGATGGAGAGGTCATCTTCCCACCGTATGTATCCGACCCCCAACGCGCTCCATATATCTTCTGGCGCACGTTCTTGACCGCTCAGGAGCTTGAGAAGAAAGTCACCAATGAAGGCTGGGATCGCAAATGGGTCGATCACGCTATCTCCAACCTGCGCGGCAAAGACTCCATGTATCTCGATGGCGAGAGCGTAAAAACCGTGACTCGTTTGCCAATCACTGACGACAATGACCTTGTGATGGTTGTGTATGGCTATCAACGCCTGATCGACGAGGAAGATGGTTCCGAGGGTATTTACTGCACCGTGTTCCACCCAACTACGGACGGCTACGCAAAGCATGAGCTTCTCAACGGATACGATGACTATCCATTCGTTGTGACCCGATTGGCTAATGACCAGAAGCGGATGTATGAAGTCCAGACGTTCTCTGATATTCTTCGTGGTCCACAAATGCAGATCAAGACTGAGCGTGATAGCCGGATCGACCGCGCATCGTTAGCTACCTTGCCGCCACTAATGCACCCTGCTGGTCGTCCTCCATCTGATTGGGGTCCGGGGCGTCGTGTTCCGTATCGTCGTCTTGGAGAGATCGCTTGGGGGCCAGTTCCACAAATGGATCAAGGTTCCATCGAGTCTGAGATGTCCATGCGGGCGCAAGCGGATCGTGCTGTTGGATTGGATCTTACGAATCCACTTACTGCTGCCCGTCAACAGTTCTACATTGGCAAGTTCCTAGATCATGTTCGCGATGTCCTGAACATGGCGTGGAAACTGTATCAGCGCATGGGGCCAGACGAAGTATTCTTCCAAGTCACTGGAAACCCTAATCCTCAGACGATGACGAAGGGAAGTCCTGACGAAAACTTCAGCATCACGGTTTCGTTCGACTCGTTGGCAACTGATCCAGAGACTGCTGAAACGCAACTAAAGAACATGGTTTCGCTTGTCCAGCTTGATCGAAATGGAATCATGGATGTCAACAAGCTACTTGAGTTCACGGCATCGAGCATCAACCCAATCTTCGCTGACTACGTGCTGCAACCAGTTGAAGAGGCGCAGCAAAAGGTCGCCAAGAACGTCACTGACGACCTCGCGAAGATCTTCGCTGGTATCGAGGTTCCTGCACAACCAAACGGCGCACAGATCGCCATGCAGATGGTTCAAGCCTACGTCCAGCAGCCTGACATCATGCAACGCGCTCAATCCGACGAAGCCTTTGGTGGTCGCCTTCAGAAATACATGGAGCAATACCAATTCCAGATGCAACAAATGCAAAACGCCGAAATCGGCAAAATTGGAACCAACCCAGCACAGATGGGCGGAGTAACAACGCAAGGAATGCAACAATAATGGAAAAGCGATTCAAAAAAGTCGTCACCAACCCTGCTACTGGTCGCAAGAAGACCGTCAAGTATGGACAGAAGGGTGCTACTATTTCACCCGGCTCGGCCAAGGGCGATTCTTATTGCGCTCGCAGTGCCAAGATCAAGGGTGACTGGAAGTCTGATCCTAACTCGCCAAACAATCTATCGAGGCGCAAATGGAAGTGCAGCGGAAGTAAATCAATGAAATAACCTTATGAAAAGCAAAGCAAATGGCTGCGGCCACAAGGAAGAAAAAGAATACGGCAAAGGCAAAAAAGGCAAAGGATACGTCGAGATTGAAATCAAGATGGGACGTATGCCAAAGAAGAAAGCTAAACGCAAGTAGTCCATGAAAAAGCCTAAAACAAAAGCAGCCAAGCAAGCTAAGATTGCAAAGGTTATGGGTGAATACAAGGCTGGAACGCTACACGCTGGCGTTAATCCTAAAGGCCCAAAGAAAGCCCCCCTAGCTAAGAGCCGCAAACAAGCCGTAGCAATTGCTATGAGCCAAGCAGGAATGTCCAAACGCAAGTAATATATATGACTCCATTACCAAAACCAACTATCCAGCAAGCAGTCGAATCGCTTTATGATCGTGACGAGTTCAAGGCGATTGTGCAATTCATCCGTGACGAGCGTGAGCGGTTCTTTACTGATCTCCGTCAATGTGTTGAGACTAATGAAGTTATGAAGATCGTTGGAAGCGTTTCCACGCTAGACGAGCTACTGTCGTTGCTTACAGTTGAAAACAGTTGACACATATTTCACCTTGGTGTTTTAATTGCCGTGCGCTGGTGAATGTCTGACCACTGTAGTTAGCGTGTGTTTTGTTGGTTGTGTTGTCATTGAGGTCGCAGGGTTTTCGTTTTCCTTGCGGCCTCTTTTTTGTGTCGATTTAGCACATTATGACATCCCCTCGTCATCAAGGAACTTTTTAACTCCGCGTTCTATCTGGTTAGCTACGTTGCGTAAACTTGACACCAATGACATCGAGTGATCGGCAATCTCGTCATAATCATCACCATTATTTGTTAATCCTTCAATAAGTTGTTTGGCGAGGTCCTTAAATGACAATTCCCATCCGTCTTCTAAATCTCTAGCCGAGACATACAATGCGTCATCCTCGTCGCTATAAACCACATAAAGTGGACAAATATCTTCGGTGCTGAGTCCGTAACCAGTCTCCTCAAACTGTCTAATTGCTTGCCTCATTGTCTCAATGGCCAACTCGATTTTTTCGTGGCGGCTGACAACCTTCTTCTTTTTTGTGGTTTTCATTATTTGTTGTGTTCGTGTGCGGGGAAGAAATAGCATTAGTGAGTGGGATTTCAAGTAAAAACTTCAAATATTTTGAAGTTGTTTCATACCTTACTAAATTGCTTAACATACTAATGATTTAATGCTTGATTCTTCACGAACACGCACCGCCGAGCGTAAATGGCGTTTTAGATAAACATTATGAGTAATCCAGAAGCTACCGCCGAAGCTATTGAATCGGTGTCTAATTTGTCATTCGAGGAGCTTGTAGCTCAACGTATGGCCCGACAAACCTCTCCAGAGGAAGAACCTGAAGAAGAGTCTGAGGATTCTCCTGAAGCTGACGAAGATCCTGCCAGTCCAGAAGACGAGGAGTCGCCAGAATCAGAAGATGAATCCGATGATGAATCTGATGAAGAAGCCGAAGAAGAGTCCGAAATTGACCTGCTGTCTCTTACGACTGAGCAGATTCAATCTTTAGCCAAAAAGGGAAAAAGCCGATTGTTGCAACGTATCGGTGAGCTAACCGCTCAGAAGAAAGCCTTGGAGGAGAAGATTCAATCGCAACCTCAGCCGCAAGCCAAGAGCATCCCGCAAGATGAGAATCCATTCCGTGAAGTTACTTCGTTTGAAGAACTAAAGGGAAAGTATGACGAACTTGAACGGACGCTTGAAACTACTGATGAAATCCTAGAGGAACATGAAGATTATGGTCCTGACGACATCATCGTAGTTGGCGATAAAGAGTTCAGCAAAAAGCAAATTCGGAAAGCAAACCGTAATGCCAAGGATGCACTGACTAAATACATTCCTGCTCAACAACAGCATCTTGTTAAGATTGCCCAGTATGAGCAAATGTCCAAACAGTATTCCGAAGCAGCTAAGAGTGAAGTCCCAGAAATCCAAGATGAAGAGTCTGAGATTGGGAAAAGCTACAAGGCACTGGTGTCGGACCCGTTGATCGACCGTATTAAAACGCAAGTTCCAGAAATCGGATTCCAAATTGAATATATCTTGGCTCACGCCGCTCGTTCTATTTACGGAAACAAGAAGATCAAGACGCAATCAGCGATGGGAAGTAAGTTGAAGGTAAATCCATCTTCAACCCCATATGGTGCTGGTGCGGCAAAGTCTTCTTCTCCAGCGAAAGCTAAAGTAGGAGATGCGTATAACCGCTTTGAAAGAAGTGGTAGCCCGGAAGAATGGATTGCTGCCAGAATCGCTAAATTCAAATAACTTCTAAATATTAAATATCATGCCCATTAGTCCTACTTATCAACCAAACGCGCCCCAAGCCAAAACCGGCAAGGGTGCCGCGATCTCCAACCGTGAGGATCTCAGCAACGAACTTGCTATCCTTGCTCCAGAAGAAACCCCAATCCTGTCCCTTTGCTCCAAAGGTAAGGCAGCTTCGACGTTCACCGAGTGGACTGTTGATTCCCTCGCATCCCCAGTTACGACTGGTATTTCCGAAGGTTCCGACGTTACCTCGTTCAGCGACAAGTTTGCTGATCGCGCTCGTTTGGGTAACTACATCCAACTGATGCGCCGGGATTACCTCGTGTCGAACCTGCAACAAGCTGTTACCAGCGTTGGTCCTGCCAATGTTGCTCAAGCCGAAGCAAAGTCGATGCGTGAAATCAAGCGTGACATTGAGGCTACCATCGCTTCCGACAATGAAATGACTGTCGAAAACGGTGCTGGCACTCCTTACGGTATGCGTGGCCTTGGCAAGTGGATTCAATCCGCCGCTCAAGCTACCAACGCTGTTCCTACTGATTACCGCACTCCTTCCGGTTCGATCCTTGCCACCACTGTTACCGAATCGACCTTCAACACCATGTTGGGTTCGATCTTCAGCAAGAATGGCGAAATGAATAGCCTGACGCTCGTTGCCAATACGGCTCTTCGCCAAATCATCAGCGGCTTCACTCGCGCTCCATCCGTCAGCACGAACAATGTGTATCATGTCAATCAAGACGCGACCAGCAAGGCAATCACGCTTTCGGTCAACCTCTAT